ATTTGACTTTAACAAAGCACATCAACCAGCAGAATTAGAAAAATTAGGAGACCAATTTATAGGATTAAAAGAAGAACCACACATGGAAGGAAGCGGAACAGCACCCAAATCAAAAACAGAAGCAGAATTAAAAAAATTATTAACTAAATTAGAGAAACAAAAAGAAAATATTAAAAAAGGTAAAGTATACAAAACCACAAATTTAGACAAAGTTAATTATGCTATAAGTTATATAGAAGCAAGACTCTTAAATTATGCGACAAAAGGAGAAGATTTAATTATAACTAAAAAGAAGAAATATGGCAATGAACTCCCAACAAATGCGAAGGCATATAAACCTAAACAAAAAGAACCTAAAAAGGAAGAACCTAAAAAGGAAGAACCTAAAAAGAAAGAGCATAAACCAAAACCACCTAAAATAGAAAACCAAAAGACTTTGTTATTAGGTTATAATGAACTTAAAGAAGAACCTAAAAAAGAAGTTAAATCCAAAAAAGAACCTAAACCTAAAAAAGAACCTAAACCTAAAAAAGAACCTAAACCTAAAAAAGAACCAAAACCTAAACCAATTGATAAAAAGAAATTAATGAAAATATTTGATGTTGCTGGTAATAATATTAATGTAGCAAACTGCAGAGATGTTGTATGTAAATATAACATAAATTCAAATGAAGATTTTAGAAAATGGATTATTAAAAATCACCCTGACAAAGGCGGAACTATTGATGAAACAGAATTTAAAGCAGTTATAGCATGTGCTGGAAAAAAGAAATATTGTAATATTAAAGAAGTACCATTAGAAGGTGGTTATTTTTGGGACAGTAAAGAAGTAAAGGAAGAAAAGAAAGCAAAACGAAAAGCAGCCGCAGAAGCACGAGAAGCAGAATATCAAGCTAAAAAAGAAAAAGAAAAAAAAGAGTTAGGCGATTCACTAACAAAAATAGCACTAGCATTTAAAGGAAAAAGGAAACCAAAAGCAGTAGACACAGCACAGAAAGCATTAGACACAGCACCAAAAGCAATTGAAAGCGAACAACAAGGAGTAGAAGAAGGACAACAAGGAATAGAAGAAGGAGAACCCATGGCTGGAGCAGGATTTAATTATTTAGACGCTGTAGCATATCCAATTAATCCAGTATATAACTATAGAAATTATGGTGAAATACCTTCTATTGTAGAACCTGAAACTGAATTTTTAGTAGGCGGAGCATTTACAGATATAGCAGGTATGAATTGTAATAAAGAAGACGGTTCATGTTTTAACCCTGTATGGGAAAAAGAAAAAATAAAAAGGCAAATATTAAGTGAATATAAAATTTGGTATAATCCTTTTGCTCCTCCACCTGCAGGAACTATACGAATGGCGTGGCTTCCTAAAATGATAGAAGAAAGGTATAAACCATTGTATGACGAATTTGTTGCACGAAGAAATGTAAATATAGGACTTCCTGCTGATGCTAGTAAAGATAGATTTGCTAAACAAATGTTTAGTAATTTAACAGATGGTTTAAGTTATGTTCCTATATTTAATACCGCTACAAGTTTAGGATTATCTGCAGCCTCGTCTTTAACTGATACTAAAAAAGAAGATGGTTCTTAAGCGTTAAAATAATCTTAACTATTTTATAAATAAAAATAAAATAGTTATATATAAATGAATAATACTCTAACTGGACGAGGACGACTACCAAAAGAAAGGACATTAGCAGAGTTAGAAGACTTATTTAAAAAATACGAAAAAGCGTATAAAAAAATAGATATGGAAGCGTATGCAAAATATAAGAAAGATGTTGATGTAAAAGGAAACTGGAATATTGAAACAAAAATACACAATTATAATTATACTAAAAGAAGAATAGATCATTTTAAGAAACATGGAACAGATTTATTAGAAACCAAAAAGAATATTGTATACTATACAAAGGAGAAAAAGAAGGGGGAAGGTTCTAAATATAGAGGTACTAAATGGGAAGGCGTAGCATCACAAAAAGAATTCTTAATAAAGAAAGTTATTGATGAAGAAAAAATAAAGAAAAAAAGAACTAAAAAGGTATTAACTACTGAAGAGAAGACACAAGCAAAAGAAGCACGAAGAGTTAAAAAACTTGATACTAAAGAAAAGCAATTTTTAGAAGGAAAAGTAGAATTAGGTGAAAAATTAACACCAGCACAAAAGAAAAGATTAGACACTCTAAATGAAACTGCAACAAAAGAAGATGCTAAAAAAATACAAGCAAAGAAAGATAAAGCAGAAGCATTAAGAGTTAAAAAACTTGATATTAAATTTGAGAAAATGAAAGCATATATTTCAAATGCCGTTAAAGCAATACCAAAAGAAGAAGCAAAAGAAGAAATAATAGAAGAACCAGTAAAACCACAAGAACCTATAAATATAGAGGAATTATTAGGGTTTAAAGCTCCTGAAGTTGTTGTAACTAAACCAGTTAAACCAATAGAAATACCGAAAGTAGTTAAACAATTAAAAACAAAAGAAGAATTAAAAAAAGTATTTACTAAATTAAAGGTTATTGTTGACGAAGTGAGAGAACATGAATCACATATTAAAATTATTGATAAAACAAGGACAAAATTAGCAAAGCAAAAAGGTAATAAAAGTTTAATAGAGGAAATTGATAAGGAACGAGATTTGCATACAAAATTATTAAATAATGCTCTGTCATTAGAACAAAATATGAAGAAAACTATTCATGTAAAAGATTTAGTAATATTTAGGAAGTTTATGAAAAACCCTAATTATTTTAATGAAGAACAACCAGTAAAACAAAGCAAAGCCAAACCTAAAACAAAAAAAGAAGCACCAGTACCTATAGAAACACAATTAAGAAATATAGCATTTGAAACTAATAAAGAATTATTAAAAGAAACATTAAGACGAAGCGGATTAAGTAAAATACCAGTAGACGCAGAACCACAACAAATATTAGACAAATTTTTAAAGGTTAATAAAGAAAGACAAGAAAACATAGTAAATTATTATAAAAATATAATGAAAGAATTTGATGAAGAAGAGAAAGAAGATCAACCATATATAGAAAAAATAGCTAATCCTAGCAATCCTATTTTTGCAGTAAAACCTGCCGAAGAAATACCTAAATATATAGAATCAGAAGAAGAATATTTAGCAAAAGATGGAGAAGAAGATGAAGACGAAGATGAAGGTGAAGAAGACATTTTTGATAGTAACGCCTATTCGGATTATCTTGATAATGCCCCATATAATCATGAATTATTATTTAGAGAAATAGAAAGGGATTTTCATTATAGAGATATTAAAAAAGCATTTGAGTATTTAAATATACCAATTGAAGCAAATACAGATATATTTAAAAGATTTAGAAGACCATATAATGCAGAATATGAAATAAGAATAGGAAATATTAGATCACCTACTATTGATGTAAAATCAAAAGAAAATAAAAACTTTGTTAAAAAGGTAAACGAAGAAATAAGTCAAATGTTAAAAATATTATTTTTATTAAAAAATCCAAATTTAATTTAAATAAAATATATTATTATAGTATATATAAATGAGCTATACTAATAATCTCTTTAAAATTGATAATGTCCCTGACGATGTTATAAAAGAAAGATTAATAACCCCCTTAAGTAATGGAGATGTTGAGAGATATTTTGGAAGTGGAACAGAAAGCGAAATAATGAAGTATAGTGATTTAGACAATTATGAAACTATTGATGATTTACTACCTAAACCCTTTGATTATAGAATTTTGCTTATTGAAACGAAGCAAAATGTCGGACACTGGGTTTTAATACTCAAATATAATAATACTATTGAATACTTTAATAGTTATGGAGTTAATGCAGACATTCAAAAAAACACTTTAAATAAAATGATGAATAGAATGTTAGGACAAAAAGAGGATTTTATAACAAAACTATTAAAAAACTCTAAATATAAGTACACAATTAATAATATCCCTTTTCAATCTAAAAATCCTCAAATAGCAACATGTGGCCGTTGGTGTATTATAAGAATATTAACAGCAGAAAAGACAGGAATGAACCTACCAACCTTTACTAATTATGTATTAAGAAATTGTGAAAAAATGAGGGTTAGTCCTGATGAATTTGTTTCTATTTTTATTACATAACAATCTCTCAAATATTAAATATAATAATATAATAATTATAATATATTATTATAATAAATGACGAATGAAATAGAAAAACCAAAAAAAGAAAAGAAAGAAAAAAAAGATCGTAAAACATATATTAAGGATTATAATATAAAATACTATGAAGAACACAAGCAGGAAATATTAGTGCAAAAGAAGCAGTCAAGACAGGAGACACAAGATGAAGCATTAAAAAAAGAATTAATTAAATGGAAAGAAGATAAATTAAAAGACGAACATGCTTTTGAACCTTTTTATTATGATAATGAAAAATTAAATAAAAATAAAATATAGTTAGTACATACATGAGTATACTAGGACAAGAATACTGCTTTAATATTTTATGTAGACTAATAGGAGCAGGAATTATTGCACCCTATGGACGAATGGGCGGAAAATCAAGACTTAAAAAAACATTAATAAAATATTTTCCATCTAATTATGAGTCCATGACTTATATAGAACCTTTTTTTGGTGGTGGTAGCCTCTTCTTTTTTAAAGAACCTTCTAAAAAAGAAGTTATAAATGATTTAGACAAGAATATTTATACTTTAATGAAAGGTTTTAAAAAATATGATGGAGAGAAAATAGGTAATACAATTAACGCTAAATATGATAAGGAAAGTTTTAAAAAAATAAAGGATCATAAACCCAAAGGTGATTATGATAAATTCATACATATATTATTATTAATAAAATTAAGTTTTTTTGGTGCTATGAAAACTTTTGGAAATAGAAATAAAATTAGTTCTAATTATGGTAATAAATATACTGAAAGATTAAAAAATACTATTATACTAAATAAAGATTATAAAGAAGTTATAAAAAAATATGACAGCCCTAATAGTTTCTTTTATTTAGACCCTCCTTATAGTATGAGTGAAGACTATAAATATTATGATAATCAGTATATTAATATAAATGAATTATATGACTTATTAAAAAATATAAAAGGTAAGTTCTTATTTAGTTACGATGATAATAAAGATGCAAGACAATTATTTAAGGATTATAAAATTATAAATGTGTCAACAACTTATAGTCAAACTCAAAATATAGAAAATAGAAAGAAACGAGAAATAATAGTAAAAAATTATTAAATAAAATAATATAATATAATATATATAAATGATTAAATTAATTGGTGTATACGAATCTACAACAAAGAACAAAAAATTAGTAGCCCTATTTAATGTAAATGATAAATTAAAGAAGGTTAATTTTGGTAGTAAATCGAGCAAGACCTATTTAGATCATAAAGACCCTATAAAGCGAGAAAATTATATTGCTAGACACACAGCATTAGGTACAGAAGATTATAATGACCCTTTAAGTCCTGCATCCTTAAGCATGTTCTTATTATGGGGGAAGCATACAGATTTACAAATGAATATTAAGGATTATATAAATAGATTTAAACTTTAGCGGAAGTAGTTAAATAATAAATGCCTAAATAAATACAATCTCTCAAATTAGATTATATTTATTATGATTTAGATTATTTTATTTTAGATTATTATTAGATTATATAGAAAATAGATTAAATATATATTAATATATAGAATAATTTATAAATTATTCTAAATTCTTTTAAATATATAATCTATTTTCATTATAATCTATTAGATTATTAATTTGTTATATTATTTTTTAGAATAATCTATGTTCTTCTATAGAATAATCTATAGAATATATTATTTAACTACTAAAATAATATATTCTTATAATTATGATTTAACTTCTTCCGCTTTAGTCTGCTTTAATTTATATAATTGTCTACGCCTTTCATTTATATAATCTTTATTAGCATTATAATAATTCTTCTTTTGAATATAAATCTGATCTTTATGTGCTTCATTATATAACTTATTTTGTATTTTAATTCTCTCTTTATTTAACTGCTTATATGCTCTGTTCTTTGCTCTTATAGTTAGTCTATTATCATTCCTATATTCTGCACGAGTTCGTCCAGCTATAAACATATTTACGCATTCATTTTCCTTTTGGTACTTGCCTTCAATTCTTTCTAATTCTTTCTTATTATTACATTTACATAATTCAACTAATTCTATTTGGTAATCTCCTCCTTCTATTACTTTAAATGATGAATAATAAGAATATTTAGTATTATCTTTTGAATAGCAATAAAAGTCTATTACATGCTTGGCTAATCTTGCTTCTAAACTTTGAGTAGTAGACCCATAATAACAAAGGTTTAATGAAGGACTAAATATTCGGTAGATTTTGGCGGTTTCGTAGTTAGGCATTTTATATACTAAATATATTATTTTTTTCTTTAACTACTTATTTTCCTAAATAATATAATTATTTTTAATTAATTAATTAAATACTATTTAACGAACCATTCCTGAAAATTTACCGCCACTCATAGCACCGCCTGAATATACACCTGAACCCATAGAATGAGCCATCTTCATTTTCTGTTTCATAGCTTCTTTAACAGCCGGCATCTGCTCGTTGCCTGAATTCTGCATATCTCCATGAATTCCACCACCTAATACTCGGTTGTATTCAGCACTTAATACTGGATTAACCATCTGCATAGATTTAGCATCCTCAACGAGACTCTTCGTTAATATTCCTGTGAAAATCTGCGACGAACCAGCAACAGTAGAGAAAATACCGCTATTAACCGCTAAAATAACAATTTCAGGGGTGATATTTGCGGACGAAGCAGTTACATATTGTGTAACACCTAATTTAATTTGGAAGTTAAACGAACCAATACAGCCCGGAGCTAAATACGATGGAAGCGATAAATCAGTTGGCGACACAACAAAGATAGAACCAGTTGTTGCTTGAGTGCCTAAACCAGCATTTCCTGTGTCACCACCTGTTTTTGTGACTGCCTGATTTACTCGTCCGCTGAATTGAGCCCAAGTTTGTTTAGAACCATTCTTAACCGATAATTGGTATAGCGAAAACTGATTAGCAGACGATAATAGACCTGAAGCATTATTGAGATTAATAGACACGCTATTAATTACGCAATTGTATTCGGCATCTTGAACTGTCATATCTGCTATAGATTTACGAACACAGATAATAAATAGATCCGGAAGCTGATTCAACTGAATATTGTTGCTAGATAACGATTTTTCTGTTCCTTGACCTGCTATAGCAACATTAGAAACAGTAATAAAGCGTGGAATATCGGTATATGGGACTACATTTTTAGCAGTAATTAAATCGGTGGACTGCGAGGAGTTAAAGCATACAACAAGTTCTGTTCCTGAAAATGGAATTGCACTATTTGTTGTACCGCCGTCAACATTAATACCTAATTCAACTTTGGTTACAACAGTAGAGGCGACACCTACCGATAAAAAGCGTTTCGCAGTGCTGTCAATATTAAATACAAAATTCATGGCGTTAATGCCTACTAAACCCTGATTGTTATAGGCAGGTTGTCCGTAGATGAAAGGCGATAAACCAATAATAGGTTCAAATACTTCAACTTCATATGCTAATTTGAAAACATCAGTAGGATCTGAAGAAGTTAGAGTTTTAGTTGGAGCATTTGAACCTACTTTTCTGCTGAAGTCAACAAGTTTAACTGGATAAGAGCCTCGTGGCTGGAAATATTTATTGTATCCTGTCTGATTAGCAGTAGCAAGAACATTATTAGCATTTGAAGTAGCAATATTTGTAGTGTAAAGAGCAGTATTAAAATCTACTAAATTGGGACACATGCCGTCATATTTAGCAAGTTCTTCCTGCGACATCATTTGAAGTAATTGGGGAAGAATATCCTGAATATTTGAAGACACATTAGAATTGTTAATAGTTGCAGAAGCAGTTGTGAATAAATGATTTAATGGAAAGGCTTGAAGAGCGTATTGAGTGCCGTAGCCACCAGCAAAAGCACCACTAGCAACACCTGTTTCTGTTACTGTAAAGCGAATTGTGGATCTAACAAATACCTCACGATCTACAACAACATTTTCAGAGGGAACTGTTACATTAAAAGTTAAGGACGAGGCGGACTGCGAGATTGACTGGAAAGGCTGGTATGTTTTGGAAGCTGCACCACTTTTAACCGCATAAGTAAGTTTATCTGTGATTCCGCCTAATACCGAATCACGAACAAGAACCGTAGAGAAGTCAGAGGACATTTTTATATATATTAGTTATATAATTATTTTGGTTGGTTATTTCTAAACAAAATAATTAATTAATTAAGAAAATGTCATAATATAATTTCCACATAAATCTCTCACAACCTTTAAATTAACCGCTCTATAATTACCACTTAAATCAGTCCCACTAATATCAAATATCTCTTTAATTGTTGATGTTGCATCAATAGCATTTAATAAATCTTCATGGGGCATAGTCTCATAACCTTCAATACAATAATATTTGCCTAAAGCTTGGGTTTCCTCTAAACTCGTTCTGTCAAAGTCATTAATAGCCATTTTATAATATATAAATATATTTTTATTTATTATAAAATTTAATTAAATGTTTTAATGTTAAAATGAGAGATTAATTTATTGTATATTTCTCACACTCATAGAAGCCAAATTTATTTGCTGGTTTTCTCCTAATACTTTCTTTTGAAATAATAGTTTAATAGAGGACATAGCTCCACTTGCTAAAGTAAAAGGGATTAAAGTACCTGTCTTGGTTCTCCAGAAAACATTTATATCAATATTTTTAAGAGATTGATTACCTGTTAAATCTATCATACGATAAATTTTGGGAGTAAGTAAAATATTGGGTCTATATCCTTGTTGATTACTCTGCAAATCTGTAATAACAAAAGCAAAAGCATTATCTAAACTTGAACTTGGTGGACTTGATCCGATTGAAGAAGATGCTGTAAATTGATTGACTATAATAGGGATTGAAGTAGTAGTAAATACAATAGCATTAACTGGTGTCCATGTATCAATTGTGCTTATTTCTTGGCTCTGCTTTATTAATAATTTTTGATGACTATATTCGTCTGTTCCTGTTGTTGGTATTGTTACAACTCCTGTTGATGAGTTTGTATATGTTGATAAAAATGTATAAGGAATAATAGAATTGAGAGCAGGACTTGGAGTTAATAATCCTAAACCTGAACTATAAAAATTTAATGTATAATATAATTCTCTCTTTCCTGTGCTATTTGTTATTACTTTTTTGGTTGCTGGAAGACTGCTAAATAAACTATATAATGGAGCATTAAAAGCAAGTTCAAATTTAAAAGGGGTATTTTTTACTGGAGTTCCTACATTAGATCCGCCCCCAGCCGCCCATGTAGTTTCAGGCATAGCATAATTAATATTAGCAATTACAGCGTTGGCTGCCGTTTGGTATGTTTCAAATAACATAGAAACATATACATCAGCAGTTAAATTACTTTCATTCCAGTCAATAAAGGGAGGTGTTGGGTATTGTCTTGCACTAATACTTAAAAATTGATTTGTTATTCCACTATCTCCTATTCCAACTATCCAATTATTATATATAAATTCCATTAAATTTTTATATGCTAATTTTAGAGTTTTATTAACCATAGTTATAAAATTGTTATAGCTATTACAATAATAATAGGGGTATAATGCTGTATTTTTTCCTGTTAATGAGTTTTGTGTTGGTGCTGTTGTATCTTCTAAATCTTTAATCCATTTAACGCTTTCAATTGTAGGGGTTGATGAAATATTACTTGGAATTGCTACTGCTCCTGCTGGAGTTGTTTGAGACGCATACATGAATGATAATCCTGCAGCGTTTGTTGAAAATACTGTTGACCCTGTTTTTCCTACTGATACACTTAATCCAAATCCTGCTGTATTATTTACTATTGTTTTAAGTAAAGAAAAAGTCTCTAATCCTGTATTCCGTTTATAAATATAAATTGATCTAGTTATAGGTGAACTAACTGTTATAGTTGTTCCATCTTGGCTCATATCCATAGATGTTCCCCATTCTATACTATCTATACCTGTTATAGTAGCAACTGCTGTAAATGTTGTTGATCCTGACCCTGTCCTTTTATAAACTCTAACATAATTACCAATATCTGAAACTTTAGACGATAAAGCACACCCATAAAGGGCATCTGCTGATATAGCAACAAGACTTCCAATTCTTTCTCCAGCAGTTCCGTTAAATTGTCCTACATAATCGTATATACCTGTTGAAGTATTAAAAAAAGCAAACTGCACATATCCGCTATTATTATCATACCCATAAGCAGATGATATATAATAAGAACCATCGTTACTCACACCTGCTCCTTTTTCATATAAAGTATTTACAGATTCTAACTCTGAACCTTTTTCCGGTCGTCCAGTCCAAAGTCCAGTTCCACTATTATATTGCATCATTCTTGCTCGTCCACCTGTCGCAGTTAATCTTGCTACCCAAATCCAAGAGCCATTTCCGCTTATAGCACATCTATGAGCTTGTCCTGCTAATAATTGAAAAGAAGAAGTTGAGGTTATTGTTCCTGTTGTTGAACTTATAGCGTCCCATAAATAAATACCTTTTAAAGTTGAACTAGCAACAACTCGTGTTCCATCGCTACTCATATCTAAACTATTAAATCCTAATAATTGTGTTTCATTTCCTGTTCCACTCATAATTAAATTGGTATTAATAGCATTTGTTGTTGTAGTACCTCTCCAAAGATAAATTCTACCTGATTGTGAAGAAAAGTCAGGGTCAGCAACAGCAAGATTTATAGATGTATCATTATCAAAATCTGCTGTTTTTATTCTGAGTCCAAATAAGTATGTTGACGCTGGTTGCGTAATTTGTGCTACATTATTATAATTTGTTACTGATGTAGCTAAATTTAAACTTCCATTTGTTGCTGTTAAAGCCACTTTATAAATTGTTTTATCAGGGTCAAAAGTTCCTGTTTGTGTTAAATCCGGTTCACCTACTATTACAGGTAAATTATATGTATCTAATTGAAATCGTGCAACACTCATGTAATAATCTCCAGTATTTTTTATTATTGGGGTTTCTCGTGTTTCTAAAAATTTAAGAGGTTGTTGCTCTTGTGTTGTAGTGTTATATATATTCGTTTGCTGTAAATCAAAATACACATAATCAGGATTATTTAATTGATTAAATTTATCAACTTGAGACATTTATATATATAAAATGTTATTTAAATTATTCTTATGTTTTAAAACTTTTTTTGTATTTTGTATTTTGTCATAACTTTTATTAAAAGTTATATTATATCTCTCACATTTACAGACGCCATACTTATTTTTTGTTTTTCTCCTAATATTTTCTTTTCAAATAAGAGTTTAATAGAACTCATAGCTCCACTTGCTAAAGTAAAAGGTACTAAAATACCTGTTTTTGTTCTCCAAAAAACATTTATATCTATAGTTTTGAGAGGTTGGTTTCCAGTTAAATCTATTTTTCTATCTAATTCAGGAACATATAACACATTTGGTCTGTATCCTTGTTGGTTAGTCTGCAAGTCCGTAATAATATAATCAAAAGCATTATCTAAACTTGAACTTGGTGGATTTGATCCGATTGAAGAAGATGCTGTAAACTGATTCACTATAATAGGAATTGATGAAGTTGTAAAAACAATTGCGTTTATAGGCGTCCATGTATCAATTGTGCTTATTTCTTGACTCTGCTTTATTAATAATCTTGAATGACTATAAGCAAATGTATTTGTATTTGGTATTGTAATAGTATTTCCACTTGTATATGCTGTTAAAAACGAATAAGGAATAACTGAATTTAAATTAGGACTTGGATTGACTAACCCTAACCCTGAACTAACAATATTTAATACATAATAGGTTTCTTTTAATCCTGTTGAACTTGTTATAATTTTTCTTTTTGCAGGAAGACTACTGAATAAACTATATAATGGAGCATTAAAAGCAACTTCAAATTTTAAAGGAGTATTTCTTACAGGAGTTCCTACATAATTAGTAGACACAGTAGTCCAAGTAGTATTAGGCATAGAATAATTAAGATTATCTATAACTGCGTTGGCTGCCGATTGATAAGTTTCAAATAATAATGTTACATATATATCAGCAGTTAAATTTGTTTCATTCCAGTCAATAAAAGGAGGTGTAGGATAGTGAATAGCTGTTATATCTAAAAATTGATTTGTTATTGCACTAATATTTAGTTGAAGTATCCAATCGTTGTATAATTGTTCTATAAAGTTTTTATATGCTAATTTCATAGTTTTATTAACCATCGCTATAAAGCTATTATAACTATCACAATAATAATAGGGGAATAAAGCTGTATTTTTTCCTGTTAATGAGTTTTTTGTTGGTGCTGTTGCACTATCTATACTTTTAATCCATTTTACGCTTTCAATTGTAGGAGTTGTAAGAAATTCATTCGGAATTGGAAGGACTGTTCCTGCTGGTGTTGTTTGCAGATTATAAACATAAGCAGGTGATGGAATTGTTAATGAACCTGAATTACTTGTTGCTAATAAAACATTCCCTGAACTATTTATTACACTACTTCTTCCAAATTGTGTATCAGTATTAGATACAGTATCTAATAAAGAATATGTTTCTCCACCTGTTGCTCTTTTATAAATATATACTTTATTACCAGTTGCAGCTGCCCCTACAGTAATAATAGAACCATCTGAACTCATACTAATAGTTCTTCCCCATTGTCCGACAGTAACACTACCTTCTACTAGTGCTGTTATTGTTGCACTTACAGTCCAAGTAGTACCTGTTCTTTTATAAACTTTAACATAAGAAGGAACTGCTGGACTTGAGTTAGATCTTACTGCTGAAGCACAACAATATACACCACCTGATGACATTGCTAATGCTCTTCCTAAATTATCACCTGTTGCTCCACTAAATACATTACCGCTTGTCGCCCATACATTACTTATTAATGTTCTTATTTCTATATAGCCTTCAGTTCCAATAGTTCCGTCACCTTGAACCATTAAATAAGTTCCTGTGCTATCAAAAAAACCCCCATTATTTGTATACCCACTAATTGTTGTAATATTAATTGTTCCTCCTACTTGAGTTATTGCTGATGGATTACTACAATTAAAAACCTCAAACCTATTAACTCTATTTCCTACAAAAATAAAATTTCCATTTCCACTTATACTTGAAGATGTTTGTCCTAAATTTGTCGCAAATGAACCAATAAGTATAGGAGTTATTATACTATTATTCACAATATTCCATAAATAAGTTCCTTGACTAAAAGTAGAAGCAACAACTCGCAATCCATTAGCAGACATACTTAAAAAACTTTGTCCTAAATTTGCCCCAGCAAAAGTAGTTCCTGCTGAATCTAATCTTAATGTATAACTTAAATAATTATTTGAGTTAGTACCTTCCCAAATGCGTATTATTCCTTGATTAAGATAAGTTCCATTAGCAGAAGGGGCAGAAGGATCTGAAATAGCTGCAAAAATAGTAGTGTCATTATTATCAAATGCGGTTCTAATTTGAGCTCCCATAGTTGGATAATTTTGGTCTTGAATTTCTGCTGAAACTGTATAATTATTTACTTCAACATCTGTTGATAAATTGCTATTTGTTATAGACATAGCAACTTTATAAATAGTCTTATCAGGGTCAAAAGTTCCTGTTTGTGATAAATCAGGTTCACCCACAAAAACAGGTAAATTATAAGTGTCTAATTGAAATCTTGCAACACTCATATAATAGTCGCCTGTGTTTGCAATAACTGGCGTTTCTCGTGTCTCTAAAAATTTAAGTGGTTGCTGTTCTTGCTCTGTGCTATTTTGTATATTTGTTTGTTGAAGGTCAAAATATACATAATCAGGATTGTTTATTTGATTAAATTTATTCACTTGAGACATTTATATATATAAAATGTTATTAAAATTATTCTTATGTTTTAAAACTTTTTTTAAATTAAACTATTTTATAGTATTATTATATAAATGAGTAATGCTAAAATATTTAATTTTTTGAGTATAGCTGGACTACAAACATTAGTAGGTTCATCAGCAGACAAAGATGTTGTTTATAGTGCTGATTATGATTTAATGGAAGAAAAAGACTTTAAGAAGACTACAGACATTTTCTCCAAAATATTAGATTTATTTAGAAAAAAATATAAGATTGCACTTAATCCTAAAAGTAATATATGGATTATAGATTTTAAATGTGGAACATTTAGAGGACAGCCTATAAGGTGGGACAAAGATAGTATTAAAAAGGGTTATGTATTAATAGATAATGAACCTAAATATTTTGTTGATTGTTTACAGCAAGAATCAAGAATAAAGATGGACGCTATTGCCGTTGATACTAATGGAGAAATTAATGAATATAGTGATATTTATTTTATAAAAATAGGTTCGCATGAATTAACAAGAGAGATTAGTCCTGAAGAAACTGCTATTTTAATATATAAAGATTTTCATCATTATTTAGAAGAAAAGAATTATTTTAAAGCAGTTAAAAGGTTATATAGTTATGCAAAAATTAAAAACATGAAACCATTAATAAAAGCATTACTAAAAGTTATAAATAGTCAATTAGGTAGACAGTCAAAACTAATTGCTGATTTAAATACTATTAATGATTT